GGGGCTGCCGTCCGCGCCCTGGACGTTGTCGCAGCTGCCGCTGTGCCAGGGCATGGTCGAAACTATGGTCTTGTCCTTTTCGGTGTCGAACGGTGTCCCCGTGTCCAGGTTCAGCGCCTTGTAGGCCGTGCCGTCCATGGTCACGTCCTCAATGCTCAAAATACGCACCTTGTCGGCTTTCGCGCGCATGGAGGCAACGCCGCGATCCGTAGAGGTTCCCGTCCCCACGTCACCGACGGACACGGTGCTGCCCACCAGGTAGGAGTCTGCCTGGGCGGCGGTCATAATAACGCGGGTCACGCCAGTTTCAGACACGGCGGCCTTGTACTGGTAGCTGTAGCTGCTGCACCCCTCCAGCGTGCCGGAGTTGCCTTTTTTGGCGTACTTTGCCCAAAACATGCGCATACGGAACGCCAGATCGCAGCCGCAGATACCGCAGTAGTCCGCGCCGCGCTTCTTCCACTCGGCGCGCTGGCCGTCCATGCTGATAAAATTCACAACTGCCAGGCCGGACGCGCTGGTGAGCTTGCCGTCGGCGTCGCGGCCCGCCATATACTTAGCGTGGATCACAAACGGGCGGAGACTACCGTCTACCGCCACACCTTCCGGCAGCGGCTTGTAGGCGTTCGCGTCGGCCAGGAAATAAGCGGGCGCGGCGCGGTAATAGTGATAATAATAATTATCGTCGGCAGTGTCGCACACCCAGCCTGTTTTCTGGGCGACGCCCACCATACCAAACTTGCCGGACAGCAGCGTGGCGCGATCCACGCCGTTGACGCCCGCCACAGCCTTGACGACGGGTTCCTTGTTCTCGATCTCGTAGGCGACTTCTACCGCCCAGAACGCGCCGCGCGGGAAATAGGGATCGACGGCGGCGGTGGAGTTTGTGCCGGGTTTGGCTGCGCCCAGTTCGGCGGACGCCTGGATCAGTTCGCCGTCCGGCGTGGCGCTGGTCGCAAACTTATACAGTTTCGTGCCGTAGGTGTTGTTATCCCACACCAGAGCAAACCAGCGGCGCACGATTGTGTCCACGTCCACGCCCTGGGCAGACAGTGCGGCGGCGTACTGCTGGAAAATTTCGGCGGTGTTTGTGCCGTCCAGACGGGCCGCCCAAATCGCGTCTACTGCGCCGTCCGGCGTCCAGCTCTCTGCGGTCTTGGCCGCCGCCTCCGCCTTGGCACGCTCCTGGCCCGCCAGGGTTGCCTGTTGTTCTGCGGTGGTCTGATTGCCCGCTGCGGTCTGCTGGGCCTGTTCTGCACCTTTCTGGGCGTTCTGGGCGGCGCTCTGGTTTGCTGCCGCCTGTTTCTGGGCTTTCTCCGCCGCCGCCTTAGAGGCCGCAGCATTGCTTGCGGCGGTTTCTGTCTGGCCTTTCAGCGTCTTGCAGTCCTCCAGAGTCTGCTCCAGCTCTGCCTGGTCTGCCAGCGCGGCCTCCGCCTTTTTCGTGGCCTCTTCGGCCTTGTTTGTGGCGTCCTGGGCGTTCTTGATCGCTGCCTGGGTGTTTGTCTCCCGCTTGCCCTCTGCCGTCTGGCGGGCCGTTTCCGCCTTTGTGCGGGAGGTTTCCGCCTTTGTGCGGGAGGTTTCCGCATTATTTCGCGCACTTTCCGCGTTTTCTCTGGCGGTTTCCGCGTTTACGCGGGCATTTTCAGCGTTTACGCGGTTCTGTTCAGCTTCAGCGCGGAGGCGTTCCGCCGTCGCGTATTCCTCCATGCTGGAGTTCAGCGTGGCCCACTTGGCGTCGAAAGCGGTCATTTCGTTGGAGGACAGGATCGCGTTTTCGTTGCGATTGCTGCGGCCCACTTTTACAGTAAAGGCGCAGGAGGTCAAAACCTGGCTGCTATCCTTTGCCCGGATTTCAACCTCGCAGACTACCTCACCGGGAACGGCCAGCACCTGGTTTGTCAGTTCCACCAAAATGCGGTTGCCCTCGTCGATTTTCGCGGCGTTGTAGGCGAACTTCCCGTCGGGTTTCTGGAAATTTGCGATCAGATCAGCGTCTGCGGGCGGCGCGTACTCCTTGCCGTCCTCGACGATCAGCACGGAAACAAAGCGGGTGGCCTTGTCGCCCTGCTTTGCCTGTACAAGATAGTTTTTTCTCTCGGCCCCGGCGTCAATGTCAATCCGCGTAATAAGTACGGGCAGCTTTGCCATTTAGTCCTCCTGTTCTGTGGCGGCGTCCGGCTGATCCGCCGGGGCCTGGGTGTTTTCTTCTTCTGCCAGCTGCTGCTGGAGCTGCTGGCGTTCTTTCTTCACTTCCTCGGCCTCCCATTCGCGGACGGCTCGGAGTTCGTCCTCCAGCGTTGCCCGGACGATCACCGCCGGGCAGTTGCTGGACAGGATCAGCTCGTGGACATTCTGGCGCAGCGTTGCCGCTGCAAGGTTGATTCCGATTTTCATACAGTTGTCCTCCTTTAGGTTCCTTTATAGTCGAAAAATCCCGCCAGCACCCAGTATCCGTTTCCGTCAATTCCGCGCACGTTTACCCAGTTGCAGTAAAGAGCATTTTGTCCTTTGCACGGTAGGAGCTTTGATCTGTTCATGTATAAGACATGGTTATAATCTGTTGGTAGCACCAAGTCTCCGCTCATGTAAACAGTAGCGCCGAAACTCGCAGATCCGTCACCTTTGATTATAGTTTTATATTCCCCATTTTTGTTGAACAGATATAGGCCGCTGCCCGCGTCTTTTTGCGCCTGTAGTACTATTGCGTCCTGCCCACCGGGGCCGCAAATGTGCATATTTCCGTATCCACTGCCGGATATTGTCGTGTCAAAGAACAGGTTTACGTCGCCGTCGTACTTAATTTGTAGTTTCCCGTCCTTAATGCTTACATAGCCCCCGCTTTGTTCGTTTCCAGATTCAAACGATCCCTTTACTGTCACATTGCCGTTGCCGTCCAGCTTAAAGTTTGTGCTGTTTATTACAATCGTGTTGCTGTTAAAGGTTAAGCGACCCGTGTCTATCGTTACGGAGTTTGCATCCATTGCGAACTTAGATCGCACCGTCCCGCTTTGTACTGGTGTGGATATTTTCAGTGTCCAGTCTTTCCACTGCATCTGGCCGTCCGTTTCTGCCTTTGTCGGTGTGATCTCGCACGCCATTCCCATTCTTACGAGTTCTTCGTCCAGCATTTCGGTTATGTAGGTCTTTTCGTAGAATATCCAGTCCGTGCTCTCCTCGTCCGCCTTTATGGCAGCGTTGTGTGTGTAGTATAGCGTTTGGTTGTTTGCTCCAGACTTGTATCCGTAGGTTAGGGCAAGCCGAACTGCGGACGATTTAAACGGTTTTACGATCTTGTAGTAGCCAGAAATTGTAACGCATTTTCCGCGTGCCAGGTTGCACAGCGCTGTGTCTGCCGCCTCTTTTACAGAAAATGTAACCGTTTCGCTTGCGGAAAAACTCACAGTCAGAACGCCGTCCGTCACCGTTGTGTGCTGGCCTCCCGCTGCTTTGTCCTCAAAATTCTGATATTGCAGGAGGTTTCGCCCGGACAGTTGCGCGGAAACTTCCAGCGAAATCTGCGTGGCCGTCTGGTTTATTGCGCTTTTCACTTCGTCGGTGGTGCTGTACTCTGTCAGCTTGCCGTCGGTGTAGTCCTGTGCCTCCTTTTTGGCTGCATCTGCCTTTTTCTTGGCGTCTGCTGCCGCTGCTTGTTTGGCTGCCGCCTCTGCTGCTGCGGCTTTCGCCTGGGCGTCTGCTGCTGCTGCCTTTTCCGCTGCGGCCTGGGCGGCGTCCGCTTTTGCCTGGGCGTCTGCTGTGGCGTTTGTTTCGGCGTCTGCTGCGGCCTGTTTGGCTTTGTCCGCCTCTGCGGCGGCTGCGGCGGCGTCTGTGGCCGCTTTATCCGCTGCGGCCTGGGCGGTGGCTGCGTCCGCGTTCGCCTTGTCTGCGGTCTGCTGGGCCTGTGTGGCGGCAGCTTGGAGACTTGCCACCGATTCTGTCACGGCTGTTTTTGTGGCGTAGGTTTTGGAAACTTCCGTGCTGATCTGCTCGGCAGACTGGGAAATAAGGCTCTTTGTTTCCTCGGTGCTCGAGTATTTCGTGAGCTGCGTGTCCGTATACTGGTTCGCGGCGGCCTGTGCTGCGTCCGCCTTTTTCTGGGCATCTGCTGCCGCTGCTTGTTTGGCTGCCGCCTCTGCTGCTGCGGCTTTCGCCTGGGCGTCTGCTGCTGCTGCCTTTTCCGCTGCGGCCTGGGCGGCGTCCGCTTTTGCCTGGGCGTCTGCTGTGGCGTTTGTTTCGGCGTCTGCTGCGGCCTGTTTGGCTTTGTCCGCCTCTGCGGCGGCTGCGGCGGCGTCTGTGGCCGCTTTATCCGCTGCGGCCTGGGCGGTGGCTGCGTCCGCGTTCGCCTTGTCTGCGGTCTGCTGGGCGGACTTGGCGGCGGCCTGGAGGGTGTCCAGCGACTTCTCGACGCTGGCTGTTGTTGCGTAGGTCTTGGAGACTTCGGCGGTGATCTGCTCGGCAGACTGGGAAATAAGGCTCTTTGTTTCCTCGGTGGTTGAGTATTCTGTCAGCTTGCCATCGGTGTACGCTTTGCCGTCTTTCAGCGCTTTGTTTATGGCTGCCTCACCGCTTGCCACAGTGAGGTATTTTTTAGATACTTCCAGCTCTATGCTTTCCGCCATAGCGCTGATCGCTACCTTTGTTTCTTCTTTGGTGAGGTAGTCGTCACGCAGCACTTTCTTTGTGCGCTTTGTGGCGATTGCCACGGCGTCGGCGGTTGCCATTTCCGCCTCGGTCTTTTGCAGCTGTGCGAATGTCTGCTTGACGTTGGAGAGTTCCGCCTTATTTGCCAGCGGGTCGTCCGGGTATTCATCCAGCTTGACTATGCGCTGCTTTTCGCGCTCGTCGGTCTTTTCAGACACCAGCAGCACGGTGTCGCCCAGGTCATAGGCCAGGGCGTTGTATTTATCGCTCTGGGCGGCCAGGTCTACCAGTTCCGCAGTATAAGCGCGGGCCGGGGTGCTGGCCTCGTCCAGCCTGGCCTGGGCGTCCTCCAGCAGCGCAGCCGTTACCGTGTAGCGCTCGTCTCGCCATATCGACGTTATAACCTTGTCGCTGTACTGGTGGTTTTCTATGTAGTTCTGGCCGTCTCGCCAGAGGTGCAGCCCGTCTTTTCCTATGGGAATAAGGCGGGTATAAAATCCATAGCTGGACGTTTTAACGCCCAGGCTGCGGAGGTTCAGCCGCTCGATAAAATATGCGCCGCGATCCCGGCCCCGCCGGGTGTGGAATTTCAGCCGCTTGTTTACGGCGTCGATCTCCAGCTCCAGTCGGTAGGTGGTTACAATCTGCTTCACGACCTCCCAGGCCGTGGTGTCGTCCTCTTTGCGGATCGTGCGCTTTTTCGTTATGTTGGCGTCTGCATCCACCGTCCAGCCCGTCCCGGCCAGCGCAAACTCTGCCGCAGCTTTGACGGTTTGCTCTACGGTTTCAAAATCTTGAAATGGTGTACCCTCCAGTTCTTCGATGTTGAGGGCGCAAGAAATTTTGCGCCAGGCGCTTGCGGTGCTTTTCTCCACCGCCTTGACTACGTACTCCTGGCGATCCGTGCGGACGTAACACTCCGCCGCGATCTGGCCCAGCCATGGGCCGCTTGCCGAGTAGTAAAAGTCCAGTGTTTCGTCGCCGTATTCCAGCGTGCGCTGTATATGCGGCGATTTCGTCCCGGTGAGGTTCGCCAGCTTTTTATGGCTTTTGTCGTAAAGTTCCAGCAGCAATGCCGCCCGCCTCCTTTCTCATAACCACAACGGGGTATATTCCACCACTATGTCGCAGTCCGCACTATCCCATGTGATCGTCCGCTGCTTGCAGTCCATAGCGGGCAGCGCCCAGAGCGTCACGTCCGGCGCTTTATTCTGCCTGTCCTGGGTAATTAGTCCTGTTGTGCCGTCAATAACAACACTATGCCCGGATTTTAGATTTTTCACGACCAGATCATGGACGCCCCAGCCTGTCATAGTGAGCGCGGCCACGTCTGCCCGTGGCGTGATCGTGAGGACGCACGCCGCCGGGCGGGAGCCGACGCGGTGCAGCGTCGCCTGTGTCTGGCCTGTATATGCCAGTTTTACCGGGGTGTCCTGGAGCCAGCCCTCAAAGGTCGCCTTTACCCTGTAGGCTTTCGGCGTGATCGTTTTCTCCGGCTTAAACCCCACCAGATAGCCCTTGTATGTCCCTTTGTAGCCGTCCAGCTTTAACTCTACCGGGCCGGGCAGGCATAGGCCGTGCAGCGTAGACGCGGTGCGGGTTATTTCGTTGCGATTCTCGCCCCGGATCAACAGCTCTACCTCACAAGAGCCGCATTTCTGTGTTGCCGGGTCGTCAATCGGGGCCAGCATACCGTCCGGCCATTCATAGCCCGCGCCGTCTTGCGGTGGTGTGAATGCTACCTTTAGCTGCGTCGTGCGGTATCTTGCCAGATTCTCGCCGTTAATTTTCATTTATCTGATCCTTTCCGCCTCGTCGGCCAGAGCGGAGGAAACGCGCGGTGTTACTTTTGCGGTGAGGTCGTCCCCGTCCAGCTTGTTCTCCACATAAACCACAACGCGCATAGCTTTAAGCGCTGCCGTCACCTTGTTGTCCAGCATCTGCTCCAGCTGTGTGTAGAATGGAGCCAGAGGAAGGATAGCTTCTTCTCCAGCCTCTCCGCCTACCATCAAGCGGGAGCCGTTAATGCCAAAAGCCGTGGGGTTCTTCATGATACCGCCCGTGGCGTACCAGTTAATACCAAAAGACGGCACGCTCGGAGGATTCAGGGAAAAATGGCCGCTGATATACGGGTGCGGCATCGCCAGGTGTGGTAGGCTCCAGGAGAAATTGAAAAAGCCTTTAATCTGATTTATTGCGCTGCTTACTGCATTGCGTGCGCTGTCCATTTTGTTGCGGATTGTGTTTGCAATGTCTCCAAAGCGCCCACCCGTAAGACTGTTGATTGTGTCGTATGCGCTCTGGTAGTTCTGCCGGATCGCCGTCATGTAGGCAGCTACCACGCCGCGCACGCCGCCGCCGTGGCTGTTATAGGCTTGCTGGATCGCGGCCAGGCGCTGCTGCGTGTTGCTCTGCATGTTTTGCAGGGCGTTTGCCATGGTCTGTTTCACGCTGTCCAGCTTTTGCTGGGTATCGTTGCGCACGCTTTGCAGTTTGGTTCCCACGGTCTGCTGTATGTTCTGCCAGGTTTCCGTGGTTTTCTGCTTGGCTTCGTTCCACTTCGTGCTGATCGTCTGGCCGATTTCCTGCATTTTAGTGGTGCAGTTCTCTTTGAGGTCGGCCAGGTGCTGCTTTGCGTTCGTGATCGCCTCGCCCACGCCCTGTGCGAAATTCGCAAATACTTCTTTTGCCTTGCTCATAGCCGCGTCCACGCCCGCGCGAAATTCTTCGCAGTTGTTATAGGCCAGCGCCAGGCCCACGCCCAGAGCCGCCAGGGCGGCCACTACCAACAGAATAGGATTTGCAGCCATAACAGCGTTTAGTGCGCCCTGGGCCGCTGCCAGCCCGTTCTGGGCTACCGTGGCCGCGCCTGTGGCTACCGTGTGTGCCGTGGTGGCTGCCGTGGCTGCGATTTTCTTGGCTGTTTCCCCGGTCAGTGCGCCAGCTACCGCGCCTATGCCGTCGCGGATCAGCTTGTAGGCGTCAATGCCAGAGCGCACGCCCTTAACCATTGCCGTGAGGCCAGCAGTAGCAGGGGCCAGCGCGGCGACCAGTAGCCCGACGGTGACTATGTTCTGCTTTGTGTCGTCGTCGGCGTTCTGTAGCCACTGTGTCACGTCGCGCAGAATTTCGGTTACTTTCTCCAAAACCGGGGTGGCGCTCTCCTGGATTGTGTCGCCCAGCTCTGCGCCCGCCAGTTTTAAGTTGTTCATGGCGATCTGCACGTTTTGGGCGTTGTCGGCCACGCCGTTGTAGGTGGTTTCTACCGTTCCCGCGCTGCTTTCGATCAAGTCCAAAAACTGGGAGTATTCAAAGCGCCCGCCCTGGATTGCGTCGGCCAGGTCTGGGCCAGCCTTAGTTCCGAAAACCTCAATAGCTTTCGTTGTGGCGCTGGCAATATCTGGACAGGCCGCGATCTCGTCCAGCGTTTTCTGAAATTCCACACGGGCGTCTTTGCCCTCTGCGCTCCAGGTGCTGATCGCCTTTTTCATGCCAGAGAATGCAATCTCGGTGTTTACGCCGCATTTTTCCCACTGGGAGAAAATAGCGATAGAGGACGCCGTATCAAAGCCCAGCGCACGCATTGGCGCGCCGTATTTCGTTATGTAGGAAGTGAGGGTGTCAACGCTGATGCCGGACGCCTGGGCGGCCACGGCCAGCTGATCCAGCAGTGTGCCGTAGTCGTCCGCCTCTATGCCCGCGTCGCCCATTGCGCGCGATACCAGCTGCACCGCCTGCACAGCGTCGGTTCCTGTGATTTCCGAAAATTTCAGAAACTTAGTTGTGCAAGCCTCGGCGGCCTCGTCCGTGTAGCCGAAGCGGGTGTTTACCTCGCCCAGCGTGGAGCCGATTGTGTCAAAGTCGGCGGCGAAAGAGGACGCCACGTTCTTATAGGTCTGCTCCAGGGCCTCGGCAGCCTCTCCCGTCGCGCCTGTGGCTTTTATCACGTTGTCCGCGCCGTTGTCTACCTCGTCCCATGCAGCTACCGCAGCAGTGCCAGCGGCCACGGCAGCGCCGGACACGACGTTGGCCGCTTTCTGCGCCTTCTCCAGCTTTCCGGCTACCGTGTCAAGTCCTTTTGCGAACTCGTCCAGGGCTGCGTCTTTCAGCTGCTTGTTTGTATCCTCCAGCGCCTTTTGCAGTTCCAGTGTGGACTTTTTGCTGTTGTTTTCGGCTATCGTCGCCTTTTGCAGCTTGCCCTCGGTGCTGCTGATCTGGCCGTCCAGCTTTTTCTGCTGGCTCTCCAGCTCCTGCACCTGCTTTGCCAGCTCCTGGGTGCTGTCGCTGTTCTCGCCCGTGGCCTTTTTCTCTGCCTCATAGGCGGCCTTTGTGGTTTGCAGCTGGGCCGCCAGCTCCTGCTGGCGGCTTTTCTGGTTGCTCAACACTTTGGTTAAGCGCTCCACCTCTGTGTGGTGTAGGCTGGTGATTTCTTTCTGGGCCTTAATTTTCGCGGTTAGTTCCTGCTGCTTGGCTTTTAGCTGGTCGGTGGTGCTGCCAAACAGCTTTGCCTGGGTGCTTGCCAGGCTGAACTGGCTTGCAAGCTCTTTCGTGCTGTCGCGGGCCGCTTTGAGGGCCTGCTGGTACGTGGAGCTGTTGGCCGATACCTTGACGTTTGCCCCGGCGCTCATGCTTTGCTCACCTCGCTATTTTTCGGTGTGTTCGATCTCGTAGGCGACGTACTCCAGCAGACGGCCCAGCGGTTCGCGCTGCGCGTCTGTGTAGCTTTCACGCAGAACGCGGATTGCCAGGCGTGTGACCGCCTCGACGTTCTGCTTGCAGATCAGCCAGCGGTCTGCGGTTTCGTCCACATAGCCCGCCTGGGCGTCCTGTTCCGCGTCGTAGTCGTCAAAAATTGATTTTTCGATAGGTTCCGGCGGCTCTGGCGACAAAGCCGCAAATTTGGGCAGGACGATCTGCTGCATAGCAAAATGCAGCGTTTTGGCTGCCAGCAGGAGGTCGTCCACGCTTTCGCTGTATATAACCCGCCGGGAGGTGTTGAAAAATTCGGCCAGCAGCTGCAAATTTTCGCGTACTGCCTGGCCGGAGGTTTTCGCCGCCTCGATCCGGCGCATATAGTCACAATAAAGGCGGGCTTGCAGCACCGTCACGTTTTCCGCCGTGCTGCAAGCTCCCGCGCGTTGTAGCTCAACCTCCGGGGTCAAGCCTCTTTCGTAAAATTTACCGTGATAGTCTCCACGCTCTTGTTTACGCGCTCCATCACATAAAATTCCAGCGCCGCAAACTCGGTGAGAATTTGCGACGGTTCCAGCCCGTATACAGGGGCCAGCACGTCGTCCAGGGTAAACTGATCGCCGTACACATGACAGACGGCCTGGGCCATCTGTTCAAAGTGCTTGCGTCGATAATTCGTCGCGCTGTCCAGCGCGTCCTGTACGTCGCAATAATCCAGGTACGCCTGGGTGTCGATGTGATCCGGCAGGAAATACTGTTTCTGATTTACCACAATGCTGCGCTTTGCCATTTTTTTACGCCCTCCTATGTTTTAGCCGCCTACCGTCGCGGCGTACTCCTGCACCTTGCCGAACCACGCCTTGATCGCGGCAGCGGCCCCGGTGTCCTCTGTTGCCAGGTTGGATTCGTCCACGCGCACCTCGTAAAGGTGGACGTCTTTGCCGTCCACCTTGTCCATTTTTTCGCGCTGGTAAAACTCGCCCTTTACGGTGTTGGTCTGGGCGGTCTTGCTGGCGGCCTCGGTTTCGTAGTTTTCCTCGTTGCCCTGGGCAAATCTGCCGCAGTACATCCAAACAAAATCAAACTTTCCGTTCAAGCGGCGCACGCGGTAGCCCAGGGCCACCTCCGGCGCTTCATCCTCTGCGGACTTGAGCAAAAAGCCGTTGAGGTACGCCTGGCCGAAAAAGGCGGCGCGATCCGCTGCGGCCAGGGTGTTGACTTCCAGCTCCACGTCCGTACCCTCATACGCCTGGAGCATACCCTCCACGCCGTCGTCGCTGTACAGCTTTTCAGACGTGAATTTGTCGGAGATTTTGGCCTTGATCGCGCGGGCCATCTTTACGGGGGTGCCTGCGGTGTAGCCCTCGGTGTCGTTCTGGGTGACTTTCGCCACATATACGTCGCGGAGGCCACAATAGCGGTGGCGCACCGTGGTTTTGGGTTCGCTCATTCTTGGCTCCTTTCTTCATAAAAGAGAAAACGTAGCGGGCGGATATAGACGCCCGCCTCGATCCGGGTCTGCTGCTGGTCGGTTCCCTGGTAGGAGGCCCCGGCGTTGATTAGCAGCTGTTTGATTTCTTCCCGCAGGGCTTCTTGTTCCTCTGTGGAGAAAATCGTCACCTGTAGCCCGGCTGCCTCGATTTCCAGCGCGTCGTCGCTGTGAGCCTCCGGCGTTTCCGCCAGGGGCCAGAGGGTGACGTGGAGGCGTTTATAGCGCTCGTCGTACCAGCCCTCTTGTACTTTGACGCCGCGCTCTGTGATAGGCTCCAGGGCCTTGTAGGCGGCTGTGATAACGTCCATTATTCAAACCTCCCCAGGCGCTTGTCCAGTTCTGCCTGGTATTCTTCTTCCGCGATTTTTTGCAGCTGCGGCTCCAGGGCCTGGGCGGTAGGCTCCACAAAATCGCGGGGCGGCATTTTCAGCGTGCCCCAGTTTACAAATTTCATGTAAAAATATTCGCTGTTGTCGTCCAGCGTCCAGCCTACCTTGGCCGCGTAGCTGTCGCCGGATTTTTTCGGGTTCTCTTGCGGCACGTTGTCGGCAGCCGGGCCGCCGGAGGGCTTAGACCATGCGCTGCCCGATTTTTTGTGATCGGCTGCGCGCGGTATTCGCCGGGCCATGTCCGGCTTTGCAATATCCGCGCCGCGCTTGACTATACGCTTGTCCACAGCGGCGCGGGCGTCGTCGCCCTCTGCCGCTTCCAGGGCTGCTACCAGCTCCTTGATGGCCGCGCCGTCCAGCTGTATCTGCATTGGCCGTCCTCCTGGGTGTCAACTGTTGACACTATGCCGTAAACGACGCAGTAAAGCGGATTTTGCCGCCGTCGTTTCGGGTAAAATCGGCGGTTTTTACCTCGTACTCGTCGCCGTCCAGCTCCACGCGGTAGGCGCGGTCATGCCGGAACAGGTGGCGGCGGATCGTGTCGGCCATTTCGCAGCGGCGCAGCTCCAGGGAGAGGTCGCCCTCCTGGAGCCTTTCCTGGGTCTGGTCGCGGGTCTGGGCGGTGTTGTCTCGCACATCTGCCCAGGGCGTCCAGATTAGGGTCTTTTTTTCGCTGCGGCGCGGGCCGTCCTCGTTTACACACTCAAAAATGCGCACACGCCTATACACTGCCCGTCGCCTCCTTATCCTCGTAGATTTCCGATACTAAAAGGGAGGATGCGGCCCCCCGCAGACGATCCTGCGCCGTGCCGTACTTCTCCCGGTTATCGTAAAGATGTTTTACCGTCATGATCGTCAGCAGCTTCTGGCGGGCGGTCATGTTGTCGGCGTCAAAGCCCGGTATCAGTTCTTCCTGGCTTTGGACGGTGGCCTCAATCAGCAGCGGCAGCAGGGCGTCGTCGTCGTCGGTGTAGTCTATTCTTGCGTAGGACTTCGCCAGCGTCAGCAGCAGCCCCTTTGTTTCTTCTTTCACTGCTTGCGGCCTCCTTTACCTTAGCCCGCCGTGGAAACGGTGATCTTGCCCTTGATGATCGCGGCCTCGTCCACGGCCTTGACGTCGAAACGGTCACGTACCTTGACGGCCAGCTGGTCTTTGTCCCAAACGCTGCCCGCCTCCTTGGAGCTTTCCACCGTCATGAACTCACGGTCAAAAAGCGTCACGGCCTCTGCCAGATTGCCGCAGTAAAGCGGGTAGGTGTTCGTGTTTGCGCTGGCCTCCGTGGTGGTTTTCAGCACTTTGTTGGACAGCACATGGACGGTGTACTTGCCAAAGAGCAGCGTGCGCGTTTTGTCGGTGGGGTCGGGCTGCAAAATGTAGTTGCCGTCCTTGTCCTTGAGCTTGTCCAGCCAGTTAAAGCCGTCCTGGTTCGTCCATACGGCGCTGGAGGTGGCGATTGCGGGATCCAGCATCACGTTGAAAATGTCTTTCAGGCTGTCCAGATCAGTGACCGCCACTTCCTTACCCTTGGTGATCGTGTCCATGCAAGCCAGAATTCGGGCGTTGCGGGTTGCGCGGGTTTTCTTGGCGATCCACTTCATCAGGTACGCCAGGATGTTCTCGGCAGTGTCCGCCAGCAGCTCCAGGGAGCACAGCATCTTGCCGCCCTTTTTAGTGATCTTATAGGCGATCTTGGCAAACTGCGGGGTTTCCACCTCCGTGAATTCGCCCTCCTCGTCAATGTCAGGCCATGCGGTGCTGTCGGCCTCTTTCTCGATCACGCGGGAGCCGGACATGGTGGTGACGGGTTCGACGTTGACATACTGCTCCAGGTTGTCGTCGCTGCGGCGCAGCTCCTTAATGCGGGTCTGGATGTCCTGGGGAACGGTCAGGCCGCCGTCCGGGTCGCTGTTCTCTTTCATGGCATCCCGGATGATCTGGCGGTCTGTGTCGTCCATGTGGCGGCGCTGCACGGCCTCGCCCAGAGCGTTGACAACGGCCTGGCCGATTCGGGCAAAGGTCAGCGGCGGCTGCTTCTCGTCGTGCAGTTCCTGCTTCTTCTTTGCCTGGGCCTTGGCGGCGGCCTCGTCCTCGTCCTCCATAGACAGCAGGAGGTTAAAGGCGCGCTGGAGGGCGTCCAGCTCTGCCTTTTTGCTCTCTGCCTCGTCCAGCTTGCCGTCTGCGATCAGCTGCCGCACCTCGGCTTTGGTGGCGTTAATTTCAGCCAGTTTCTTGCGCATTTCTTCGTTCATGGTTTACTCCTTTGCTTTGTTTTTTAGGTTCCGTAGAGGTAAAGATCGGCCAGCAGGGCCTGTGCGCGGCTCTGCTGTGCCTGGGCGGCTTTTGCCGCGTCGGCTGTGTTGATTTCCGCCCGCTTGGCGGTGGCGCTTTCTGCGGCCTCCTGGGCCTGTCTGGTGGCGTCTGCTTTTTTCAGCAGCGCAGGCGGCGTGGCCTTATAGCGTGCGTAGGACGCAGAGCCCGCCGGGGCGGCTGCTGCCGTTTCGTCCACGATCACGTCGAAATACTGGCCGATGTTAGAGCCGTCCAGCCAGGTTTCCGCGCGCATGGCCTCGCGCAGCTGGTCGCGGGTCATGCCCTCCGCTGCGTGGGCTGCGTAAATATCCGCGTAGTGGTCGCCCACCTTGTCCAGCCTGGCCGCAGCCTCGCGCAGCTCTGCGGCGTTGCCCGCCGTCCAGGCCCAGGGGTCGTGGATCATAACCTCTGCGCCCGCTGCAAGGTGGATTTCGTCGCACGCCATAAGCGGCATGGTTGCCGCGCTGGCGGCGATTGCGTCAACGTAGGCCACCTTGCGGCCCTGCCAGCGGGACAAAATATTGTGCATTGCCACGCCCGCGTAGGCGTCGCCGCCGGGGCTGTTAAAATACAGGTTGATCTGCTGGCCCGGCGTGAGTTCTGCCAAAAAGTCTACAATCTGCTGCGGTGCGCGATCCTCCGACCATGCCTCTGTCGCTACAATGTCGCCATAAAAGGTCATTGTGGCCGGGCCGTCTGCCTGATTTTCCATGTCCAGGTATCCGTAGTTTTTCAGCTTCCCGTCTCTGTCGCGGGCGGTAAAGTCAAATCGGGGCATTTTCTGTCCCTCCCTTCTCTTGCTTTTTTTCTACGCCATACTGTGCGCCCATCTGTTCAAGAGCGATCATCCCGCCGTTTGCCAGCAGCTTGTCGCCGCCCGCCGCGGCGCGTTTGTCCACATAGCGCCGGGCCTCATTCGGGGAGTAGATCGACCCCTCCACAGCTGTTTTCAATATCTCCATCTGCGTTTTGCTGTCGGTGCGCAGTAAAGCCTTTTCGTTGAATTTCACGCGGCGGCGATCCGCCGGGCCGTCCAGCAGTTTGTAGGCCATTTCTTCCTCGTACTGCTTTATGGTGTACTGCATCGTCTCCACCTGAAAAGCGATTGTCTGCTGCTCGCTGTTGGCATAGCTGCCGCGCTCGTAGTCGTTTAGCTGGTTTGGCTTGATTCCAAACGCTGCGGCCAGTTGCAGCGCACCGTACTTTTTCAGCTCCAGGTACTGGGCGTCGGTCAGCTTTATGTCCATAGGCGTGAGCTTAAAGCCCAGCGGGACAGGCAGGATGCGGCCAGCATTTGCCGGGCCGTTTCCCATCTGTTCAAACGATTCTCGCAGCTTTGTCTGTGCAGCTGCGGACAAGTCGCCCGTGTATTCCAGCACAGCGCGGGCCGTCAGCCCGTTCTCGTACAAATCGTTGAGAAAATCCTGGGACGCTTGCTGCCCCTGGACGGTAGAGGCCAGGATCGCCTGGACACTTTCGCCCACCAGGCCGTTAAAGGTGTGGGAGGTCTTAAAGTGCAGCACGTCGTCGGAGCCGAAAACGTATTGCTGCCCGGTGTACTGGTCGGAGTAGACGTACCAGAGGCGGCCAGCTCCAGCAAATACGCCCGCGTCGTCGATTACGACGCGCACGCAGCTGGACGGCATGATCCAGAGGTCTTGCAGCTCAATCTGTCCGCCGTATTTCTGGCGCAGGAATTTACGCCGGATATACACATAGGCGTTGCCGTAGTGGTTGCGGTTGTTTTCTACCGCCGTCCAGAACGTGGTCGGCGTCATAAGTGGATTTGGCCGCACGTCCAGGAGGTAGGCCAGCCTGTCGTCTGCGGGGTTCACCTCCAGCGGGCCGCCGTCGTCGTAGGTGTAGACCTTGATCGGCATTTTTGCCATAGTTTCAGACAACAGTTTGAGACAGGTAAAATACGTTACATTCTCTACGGCTTTCGGCTTGTCTCTGCCCAGGCCCAGCCATTGCAAAAACTTTGTGCTGCCCAGGTGTTCCCAGCCGTTGCTTGCTGCCCTGGGTGCGGGCTGCACGTCCTTGGCCGTGGCCGTGATCGTCTCCGACTGTTCCTCCGGCGCAGCAGCCACGGCGGGCAGCTGCGGAGGTTCTGGGCTAGGCGGTGCAGCCCTGGAAAAATACCCCGTCATGCTTTTAATAAGCCATTGAAAAAAGTTCATTTTGTCGTCCCCGTTTTTGCTATGTGCTCGTTGTACATTTCCAGCCACGCCTCCAGTGCCTCGTCGCCCGTTATGGTGTCGTTGCCGCACATTGCCACTTTCCAGGCGTCGATTATGGCGTCCACTGGGTCTATGCGCTCGGTCTGCATTTCCTTGTCGATCTTTGTCTCGCCGTAGTTGTTCGCTATGGTCTTGGCGTTTGCAATGCTCCAGGTCAGCAGTTCCTCGTCGCGGTTATACTCCACATTCCCGGCGTAGATTTCCAGACGAAAATCTTCCGTTGCGTCGGACAAACTGCGGGCGCTCTGGATAATATCCAGGCACGGCCAGCCCTGGGCCTCCAGATCGGACAGAAACGCGCTGGCGTTGTGCGGGTCGTAGCACACCATGCTGATTTTTAGGCCGTAGAGGTCTACCAGTACGGATAGGTAGGTTAAAATATATTTATAGTCGGTTTTTATGCCGCCCATTGTGTGAGTTACTGTTACCAGGCCGTCCTCCACCCATTTGTCGTAGGGCGCGTTGTCGCTCTGGACGTGCTGCTGGAGGCGCTGCGCCGGGATAAAGCTGTGGCTATGGATAAAATACTTGCGCACCCCGTCCACCAGATAGGGGATCAGAATAACGACGGTTGTTAAGTCGCCGCCGCTGGACAGGTCAAGCCCTACAAAACAGCGGCTGCCCTTAAAGTCGGCCAGGGTTCTGTCGCTGCGGCACGCGCGCCACTTCTCCATGTCCTGGATGTAGACGCGATTCGACCATTGCACCCATCTGTTTAACTGCTTTACCAGAAAATCGCGCAAATCCTCGCCGCCCATCTGGCGGGCTGCGTCGGCTATCGGGATCAGATTCTCCAGCGCGTCCGGGTCGTAGGCTAGGGCGGGGTTTGCTTTCAGCCAGTTTTGCGGCGTCCAGAGGTCGTCCTTTTCGTCCATTTCTGCGATATAACAGAATTGTGTGTCAATGGACGCCCCGCCGCGCAAAATGGCTTTGCAATGCTCATACAGGGCAAAACAGGGCGATTTTTGGTCGAAACCAGCCGTAGTAATAACCGAAATAAGGGCGGATTTTACTTTCTTTATACCGCCCTCCAGCAGTTTGTACATCTGATTTGTTCTGTGGGCGTGGTATTCGTCCACAATCCCCAGATAGGGGCGGTGGCCGTCCAGGCTCTTTGTGTCGCCGGAAATTGCCTTGATCTCGCCGTGCGTGAGCAAGCACTCAATCGTGTGGTTATGTTCGTGGACTTTGAAAAGCTCGGCCAGGTCGTCGTCGCTGCGGATAAACTTCACGACTTCCCCAAAAACGATATTGGCCTGGTCTTGTTTGGTGGCCGCGCAGTAGATTTGCGGGTACTGGTAGGCCGTGAAATTGCCATAATAAGCGGCCAGTATGCCGTTTAGAAAGCTCTTGCCGTTCTGGCGGCCCAGCTGCACATAGGAGGTTCTAAAGCGCCTGTGGCCCTTTCCTTTGATCCGCCAGCCGTTGAGGCTGCCCAGGATAAAGCACTGGAACGGGTAGAGGTGGACGCGCTGCTGTTCCTCGCCCTCTGCTATTGTGAGGGTTTCCGCAAACTCCAGTATGTCGTTTGCGGCTTCCACGTCGAAATAATAGCGGAACGGGGCCAGCTTGGCGCGCTCCAGATCGTCCAGGTGACGCTGGCAAGCCATCCGCACAAGCTCCCCGGCCACGATCCGGCCCGCCAAAACGTCCAGGGCATACTGTGTTGTGCGGTCTTTTACGGCCTTTTTCATTCCTCCGGGGTCTTTTCCTTTCGGAATTTTTCAAACTTGTTTGTTTTGGCAGCCTCCTTGGCGGTGGGGGCCACGATCCGGCAGCGCTGGGCGACGGACAGGCCAAAGTCCGCAGCGCCTTGTCTGCACTGCTTCCAGGCTCTGTCCTGCTGGATCAACAGGTCGTTCCGTTCCTGGTTCACTATCAGCGCCTCGTCCCATATAAACCCGTCTATGATCTCGTCCGGGTTGTCTGCCGGGGTCGGCTTTCGTGGGATTCTCCGCTTGTAGGTGATTGGCTGCTTGTCCAGTTCCTCGGTGATCTGCACATACTGCTGCTCGGCCACGACCAGGCGGCCCAGGGCCTCGCAATCCACGTTTGCGAAAATGCCCATTTTCAGCAGTTCTGCAGCCAGGGTGTTGAACCGCTTCTTCTGGTCTGGTTTCAGCCATGACGGCGGCGCGATATTGTCCGCCGCTGCGATCAGTTCCCGGTTTTCTCGGTCTTTGATTTCGGCCTTTGTTAGATGCTTCTTGCCTTTCGCCACCACAAGGGCCGTCGGTTGTCGTTTTCCGGCCATGTGTGGGGCCTCCTTTTTGTGTTTTTGTTGCATGGACGCCCGCAAAAGCGCCCTTGGGGGAGTTTTTGGTGGGGAGTTTTCTCCAAAGTCTAGGGAGGGGCGACTAATCCGGCCCGCTCCAAAACTTTTTCATAGCCCCCCCCTTGCTCTCAAAGTAGCGCTTTCGCAGCTCCAGCAGCTTGCGCTGTGTCGCCCTCATGCTGGCGGGGCTGCGCTTGTATGCAGCCGTGATCGCTGTATGTGAGGCGTGGGCCAAAGGAAACAGGTTAAAGGGATCAAGACGGCGATCCCAGGCTGTGTCCAGTTCTTCGACGTGGTGGACTTCGTCGGCGGCCAGCAGCTGGTCGCACTCGTAAAACGCCCATATATCTATCCCGTCGTATATAGATATAATTACAGGGCGGATTGTCCGCCATTCCCTGGACACATAAAAGGCTGCGGCTTCTTTGCTGCGACACTGGGCATTATATGCCGTGTGGCGGCTCTGGTGCAGCTGTTCGCACCGCGCGCAGCGTTGGCGGTCTGCTGGTATGATAGCGCCACAACGGCAGTATTTTAGCAGCATGATCCGCGCCTCCTGGTTCCTCTGGCCCCCGCCTCACATATAGGCCAGGGCGTTATGGCTCACCCTGGCCGCTGTTATAGGAGGGCGCACAAACAACAAAGCGCCGGGCATTTCTGCCCGGCGTTCCTGCTTGTCCACGCTACCAGCTTACCACGGATGGGCCACCAGTAAAACCCCAGTTTTTCCCCAAACTTTCCCACGTAGGCGCTTTTGGACTATCTGTGATAGACCCAAAGCGTCTGCTTTTTGGTTCTATGGGTATCCGCCGGGGCTTGTGTAGTTCTGGGTTTTGTGGTGTTTTTTTGTGGTGTATTGGTTATTTCCTGGGCGGGTGGACGTGTTTCTGTTCTGCCTCGTCGTGCCACGCCTCCAGCTCCTGGGTTGTGGGTTTCAGCTGTGCAGCTTCGACGTGCTGCTGGAGGGCGTGCCATTTCTCGACGCATTGCTGGCCGATGTGGACAGGTACAAGGGCGTATAAGATCGCGCCCGTGTCGGTGATTGCCTGGGCTTTCAGCCTGGCGCTTGTCGTCCCGGTGGTTTCTTCGATTGCCTGGTAGGCAGCCACGACGGCCACGGCCTGGGCCATTCTGTCCGGGTCTTTGCTGCGGTGTAAATCCTTTTTGTGGTAGGCTTTCATGTGATCCTCCTTTACCAGCGGCGGAGGCCGTCCACTCCAAACAAGAGGACGGCCAGGCGTTCGTTTAATTGCTTGCACCAGCGGGCCGGGCTGTTCTTCCCGGCGTTGAGCTTTTCGGCCACTTCCTCGGCTGTCAAGCCCTCCATGTAGCGGGCGCGGTAGGCGTCGAACATATAGGCGCGGCCCTTTTGACGGGTTTCTTTTTCCAGCTCGTCCAGGGCGGCGTCCAGGTGGGCCAGCATAACAGCGGTGCGGGCCTTATTCTTGCGGATAGAGCGGAGCCACGCCTCGCCCTGGATTTCTGTGCCCTGGAGCCTGGCAGCGTCGGCGCTGTCCACGGCGCGGCCCTCGTAGCCTTTTAGGGCGCGGTAGTTCTCCATAAGTAGCGCGGTATTATGGAGCGCTTGCTGCTGATCCTGGCGGCGCGTCTCCTTTACCGCCTTTTTCACGGCCTCCGCGATCACGGCCTCCAGGGCTGCCTGTTCCGCCGGGGCGTTGCCCGTTGCAATGGCTTTTATCGCTTTTTCGGTGTATGTCTCCATTTGCTGCCCTTTCAGCCGCGCTGGCGGCTCATTTTTTTGTGTTTCTGGCCTGGCGCTCTGCCAGGAGCTTATCCACGCGGGCCTGGCCTGCTGCTGCGTAGGTTTCGGACACCTCAAAGCACACATAACGGCGGCCCGTTCTGATACAGGCCACGGCGGTTGTGCAGCTGCCCGCGAACGGGTCTACCACAAGATCACCCGGCACGCTGGCGTCCGTGATAATGCGTTGGATCAGCGCTATGGGTTTCTGGGACGGGTGGATTTTCTCGCCGTCTGTCTGTATGCTGCCGGACGTAAAGCCGCGCTCTGTCCAGACGTTGCGGGCGTGTTTTTTTGTCTGCGGGTCTATGCAGCCGTAGAGGATAAACTCGTGGCTGCTATTGTAGAAATTTCCGGGGCCGCTCATTTTGTCCCAGACGATCATATTTTTCACGGGCAGATATTCGGCAAAAATCGGATAGTAGAACGCGCAGCCGCGCCAGTCCATAAAAATATAAAATTCGCCGTGATCGTTGAGGATTCGGCGCAGCTGCTGGGCCAGCTGCCTGTAGAACGGCCAGGTCATTAAATTGGCCGTGCTGTCCGTTGTGGGTTAAGCCCATAAAATAGGGCGGGTCGGCTACAATGAGCTTTGCGCAGCCGTCCGGCATTTGCGCCAGGCCGTCCAAACAATCCATGTTGTTAATTGTGTTTGCTTCGATCATTCGGCGCTCCTCTTTCTGTATGCTTTCTCGTATGCCGCGCGGGTGGCCTCGCAGAGCTTGTGCGCCTCTGCATTGCGCTGGGCTATGTAGACGTCCAGGTAGTCGCAGCACGCGCGCTGGGCCTCTCTTTTGAGCCGCCAGCGCTGCCAGGGCCAGCGGGCGGCCTGGTAGGCTCTCTTTGCCGTGTTCCAGGCTGCCTGGCGGCGGCGTGTTTCCTCTTTTAGCATTTGCCGCGTTTCAATGGTCGCCACGTCTACCGCTTTGTCGTCCCAGTATTCCGTGGCCCCGATCTTGCGCGGGTTGTTTTGGTATGCGTCTTTCCAGCACTGTGCGGATGTGTTCACGCCGTCCAGCCGGAGGCCCGCATATTCGCACCAGGCTAAAGCCTGTTCAAGCTCCTGCCCTTCTCTGGTCGTCCATAGGATCAGCAGCGCGCCCTGTCGCTGTTCTTCCTGTGCTGCGCGGATCACAGCCCACTTTGGGTCTCCGATTCCCGGCCAGGCGTTTTCGCAGAGCGTGCCGTCAAAGTCAAGCGCGATTACTTTCTTCATGGTCATGGCCCTCCTGTTCTTTCGCGTCGTCCGGGTAGTACTCTCCCTCAATGTCCATTATGCACTCCGGGATGTACCAGCACCCCCAGGGGTCGTACTGCTCTTTTGCCCAGTCCTCCAGGAACTTCTCGCGGTAGCCCTCGTAGGCTCCGCCCAGCTGTTCCAGCAGCCAGATTGCCTCTCGCACGCCCTCGTCCTGTTCTTTCTTCCAGCCCACCAGCACATACTCGTCTTGATGTACTCCCGAACGCATGAAAACAAGGTGCTGCGGAAAAGTTGCGTAAATTTTCCGCATTTCCTCGCACTCGTCGTCAGATACGGCGTAGTATTCGCGTATCCGGGCTTGTTCCGCCGGGGTTGCTGTGGCGTATCTTTCGGGTAATGCGTTTTTTCGCTGCCACTCATTCGTAGCGCGTTCCGGGCGGATCGTTCCGTAAAAATAGCGGTTTTTCATGCTCTTTTCTCCTTTTTGCGCTTGCACCACGATTGCGGCGCGAACTGGCAGCCCAGAGCGGACAGCGGCAGCGGGACTGCCAGCTTTTTGTAGCAGGTGATTTCCCAGGCGTACAGGCGCGTGCGATCTCCCTGGTATTCTTTGAGCTTTTCCCAGGGAACGCGGGCGGCGCGCCGCAGCAGCAGATCGTCGCGGTGGGCGTCAAAAGTGTGGATTTTGCAGCAGAGAAAACGGCCCACGATCTGGCCGCGTCCGCCGTTGCTTTTCGTCTCGTACACCCATACGTCTATGGGGTTGTTTTCTGACACGGGCGGGGAAATGTACGGCGCGGTGCGTCTGATTTCCAGCGTTTTCTGTTTGCTCTCGATCAGGGCTACCCATTCGGGCTTTATAGCCATTATATACTCGTTCGTCGGTTTGTTCATTGCTTGCCCCCTTTGTACTTCTTCCTGCGGTTTTTCTTCTCCATTTCGTGGCTGTGCGGCATCGGGTCTATAAATTGGAATTGCTTGTTATATTCCCGCTGCTTGTCGATTTCCGCGCGAAAAGCTGCGTATTTTTCGCAGTCGGCGTGGCAGTTCTGGCAGCGATCCGGGCATTTATAGCAGGGCTGTGTCATGGTCTTGCACCTCGTTTCCCCAGGCGTCCCAGCCTGGCGCGGTTTCGCGGGCGAACAGCTCCAGGCGGCGCTGATCGCCAAATAGCTGCACGATCCTGTCTCGCGCCTCTGGCGGTTTCTGGCTGTGTTGCCGGATCGGGGATTGTATAACGCTGTGTACGCTGTGACTTACTACGCGCGGGTGGCCTTTGACGGCCAGGAGGCAAACCTCCGCATTTTGGCGGGTGTAACTGCCTAAACCCCAAAAATCCCCCCCCCGATTTCTTATTTTTCTTTATCCAGCAAAATGCCAGGGTTTTGTATTCAAAGCCCCAGGCGCGGATCGTGTCCAGGGCTTGCTGGAGGTTCGGGAACGTGGCCCACATCAAGAGGGCGCAGTCTTTGGCGGCCAGGGTCTGGACGGGCAGGGCCTTTATTTCGTCCGGCGTCATGGTGGGATAGTGGCGCGCCGCTGCGCCGTTGCCCTGCTGGCGGTAGCTCCAGGGCGGGTCGGCGTAAATCACGCCGTAGCCGTCGCCCGCCGGGGCGTGAATGTCAACTATTGACATCTTGGCTTTTTCTCCTTTCCTTTTCGTCCTGTTCCTCTGCTGCGCCGTAGGGTTTCCAGCAGCCCGTGTTAATCCAGCGGCGGTGCATTGCCGACAGCAGAGAGTGGAGCCGCCGGGCCTCCAGTTCGTTGATCTGGCCCTGGTATTCCAGCGTTCCCAGGGCGGCGTATAAGACGTTTACCAGTTCCTCGTCGGTGCGCAGCGTGTGGGCGGCGTCGGCCGGGGTGGTCATGACCTCGCCCGCCGGGGCCAGTGGCGTGCGCTTTTCGGCGGGGTTCTCGTATTTGTCACAGGACAGCACCCTGTCGGATTTCTCGCTGCACTCGTCCCAGTGGAGGCAGGAGTAGCACATGGTCGCGGCGTGTTCCGGGTGGGCGTCGTCGGCAAAGGGTGCAGCAGCCGCTGTCGCGTCCTCTGCGGCGTTTTCTGCAGTCTGGCTTGTAGGCGGCTGGATTCTGTCCGGCGCGCCGTGCAGTGGCGTGTCTGCGTCGCTCTGGCTGCCCGCTGCCACCTCCGCGCAGCATTTCGGGCAGCTGGTGCGCTCTTTGCACCAGGCGCAGCAGCCAGCGCAGCCGGACGTCGCGCCGTCGCGGTAAAAGCTCACCAGGTTGTCCACGTTGTCGCAGTTGTGGCTGTTGTCGCACTCACAGGGGCGGGCGGCGTACTCCGAGCGGAGGTATTCACGGGCGGACGTGGTGCGGGCCTTTGCCACGTCCTGCTTTGTGATCGGCTTGTCCTCGCCCTGGGCGGCGTTCTGCTGCACCAGCTGGGCCTGGGCGTCCATGGATAGGGCCGCCGCAGCGGTGGCGGTTGTAAAGTTCAGCTTGCCGTCCTCCATGAGCTGGCGCAGTTCCGGGGTTAGGCTGTTGCTTATCTTCTCCAGGGCAGCCAGCGTGCCGTCGGCCTCGTCCATGATCGCGGCCATGTGGTCGCGGAGCTTGCCCTCGGTCAGGTCGCGCCCGTAAAAATCGACCCCGGCGGCTCTCATTTCCTCCAGCGCTTGTTTTAGGTTCTCGTACTCCTGGACGCGATCCGCTGCTGTTTTGTTTCGCTGTGTGTTCGCCAGGATCACGGCCAGGCGTTCCTCCGCTTGGCTGCCTTTCGGGATCACTTGACAGGTGACGGTTTTATACTCCGGGTGGCCCGCGTCCACCAGCTTGTGGAGGGCCAGGAGGCGGCGCTCACCAGATACCAGCCTGTAGTCCGCGTCCAGGGCCGGGTCATAGACTACGACCAGGTTGTGGTAGAGGCGGCCCGCTACCAGGATAGCCCGTGCCAAGCTGTCCACGTCGTCCAGGCTGTACTGGTTCAGAACGTTGCGGTAGATATTGTCAATGTCAATTTCCTTTGTGCGGAAACGTGCGGAGGGCGTGGCCTTTACGCCCGCCTTGCTGGCGGTGTTCAGCCCGTCCAAAATGCTGCGCCCTGTCATGCTTTAACCTCTCTTTCATCGTTCCAGGCCATGACCTCATAGGCCAGGGCCTCGTAGTCTTTCGCCACGCCGCAGCGCGGGCTGTATACAGGCAGCGGCAGGGCTGCCGCCGTGTAGGATTCCGCGATCACAGAGCGCCGGATCGTCGCCAGCGTGACGCGGTGGCCCAGTGTGTGCAAGTGTGCCATGACGGCCTTGTGTGCGTTGCTCTTGCCGAACATGACGGGCAGCACCCACAGCTCCAGGCCGTCGTTTAGCTGGCGCAATTCCTCCAGCTGTTCGTGTACGCGCAGGAGGCCGTCCACCTCAAACCCACCGGGCTTTACAGGGACGATCCAAAGGTCTGCGGCTACCAGGGCGTTTAATACGGCCATATCCAGCAGGAGGCCGCAATCTATGACGGCGTACTTGTAGGCGTCGGAGACGGCGGCCAGGCGCTCCTGGAGGCGGTGTACCTGGTCGTTTACAGTGTCGGCGGCCACGTCCATGTTTGCGTCCATGAGGGCCGCAGACGCTGCCACGACGTCCACACGCACCGCCGGGGCCTTTTTCTTTGGCTGCCATTCGCGGGTTTGTTTGAGGTCGTCCACGCTGGCGGCGTCAGTGCCCGGTTCCAGCAGCTTCTCCACGCCCCAGGCGGTGGGGTCGTATGCTCCCATGATCTGGGAGGCGTTGCCCTGTTGGTCGGCGTCGATCAGCAGCACCGGGCCGTCCAGCTGGGCCATGTCATAAGCAAGCGTGGTGGCCGTGGTGGTTTTGCCCCTGCCGCCTTTCTGGGCCATGATTGCAATAATTTTCACGTTTCTGTCCTCCTTTGCTCTTTCGGGTGGGTCTGGCCGGGGCGCAGCTTTATGTAGGCGTCTATGGTTTCGATTGCCTCCTGGGCAGAGTAGCAGACGGCCACGAAATAGCCCGCGCGGGCCAGTCGTTCCAGCCATTTCTCCTGGGCTGCGGTGGTTTTGTTCGGCTTTACTTTCATTTCGACGCGGAGGCCGTGGTATATGCCTTTCGGGCTGTCCAGGATCAGATCGGGGACGCCAGGCCGCAGCCCCAGGCGTTGCTGGCGGGCTGCCTCTGCCTTGCTGCGCTTGCCCTCGTTGGGGACGTGGTAGAGGTTCAGCAGTTCCGGGTGGGCGGGGGACATAAATGCGGCCCACTGGATCACGACCTCCTGCTCTCCGTCCTCCGTTCGTTTCTCGCATTGCTGGCGCATTGTTTGTTTTCAGCTCCTTTAGGCTCATTTTTCCGCTTTTTTGAGTGTAAAAACCTCTGTTTAGTTCACAATACAGGCGCGGGCCGGACACGCTATCCTGTCCTTTGCGCCTACCGGCTGCAATATGGCAGTTTCCCAGCCTGGCGTGGAGTAGTCCACGGACACGACGGCGAAACGGCGGTATTTTGCCAGCTTGCGCTGGATCACGTCCGGCAGCCGCTCCAGCAGTTCCGGCTTGCCCGTGATCGTCACCAGATCGCCCGGCTGGCAGCGTTCCCGCAGCACGGCGCGGAGGTAGAAATAGCCGTTTATACCGTTGTGGCGGGCCTCTGCGACCTCGCACCAGTAGAGCGGGTATTTTTTCTCCATTGCGGCGAACATATCCGCCGGGGCTTTCGCCAGGGCCTCGACCTTGCGGCGGCGAAAGGCTTGATGGTTTTTGTGTTCCACCGGGCGGCGCAGATTTTTGGAGGCCGTCCAGCGCTTCTTGTGTTTTATGTCCTCGGTGTCGCTGGCGTGCGGTTTCGTAATGTAGTAGGCCAGGCCGGAGAGGCCGCGCTCATCCAGGGTGAGGTATTCAACAGTGTTTTTTCTGCCCAGGCCCCAAAGCTCTATAACTTCATCCATAGGCAGCCCGCCGTCCAGTACCAGGTGGTAGTGGGTGCGGACGCGGCGTCCGTTCTTTGTCCAGTCTGTGACGTACACATAGCGCGCTGGCTCCAGGCCGCGTTTTTTGCGGCGGTAGTTTATTCGCTTGATGTAGTTCTGAAACAGGCGGAGGGCGTCCTCCATTGTCTGGGGTTCTTCCCTGGGTAGGCAGGTGAGCGTCACCCAGTAATCATCCGGGCCGAAATTCTCATTGATCCGGCGCTCACACTCTTTGCGGCTGTTGCGGTCATTGAGGTTGCGCTGCGCCTCTCGGTTGCTGCGGTCTTTTGGTAGGTTGCCGGGTATGTGGGTAAAATCCGGGAAAATTTCCACGTCAAACTGGTGGCCGTGCTTTACGGTTTTGGTCGCGTAGACCACGCGGCGCTCCCGGTCCATCATTTCCTGGACTTGTTGCTCTGTCAGCTGATCCAGGGGCAGCTCGTAGGCGCTCTCGTAATCGTAGGGCTGCCACTTCCCGGCAGAGTGGCGGCGGCCTTTCTGTTTCTTTGGCTGGATAGAGAGCAAGCCCTGGGCGGTGGTGAGGTTCTGCTCTGCCGCGCCGCCCTTTTCCGTTGTGGCTGCGGCCAGGTTCTGCCGGGCGGCTTGTCTGCCATTCTGGGGCGCTGCGCCCCCAGCCCCCAGCCTGGGCTGTGCTGCTTTTCTTGCCATAGTGTGATAGCTGCCTTTCGTCGAAACATTAGTACCTATCACAAGGGCGTTATAGGGGCCTTTCGGCCCCTGCTTTCGCGGTTGACGTGGCGGCGCTACCGTGTTATATTTTTAGTAGGCCGCAGCGTTCCAGCGTTGCGTCCGCCCCTATGATGTTGGGCCAGTGTCGGTTGTCAAGCCGTTAGACACTGGTCCCTTTTTTGTTCTGTTTTTGCCTGTATTCCATGTAACTGTCGGTGGCCTTTGCTCTTGTCGCCGTCTTTTTCATTTCATCCCGGCAAATTCCTATGTACCAGTCCTCAAAGGCCCAGCGCACGGCGTCGGAGGTTTCCGTGTTGCCCGTACGGATTTTCCAGCCCTTGTACGCTTCCAGGGCTGCGCCTGTCAGCGGCACAAGGTAGCCGTAGTGTGCCGGGTGGCTCCATGGTGCGCTCTTGTCTTTGCTGTGGTCGATCTGGCCGCCGTCAAAGGCGCGGCGGCGCTTTTCCTCCCAGCGGCGAAGCCAGGCTTTGCTGTCCTGGTTCCGCTGCCAGTACGGCCTCATGCGCTGCGCGCGGCCTGGATCGGCTGCACGTCAACGGACACGCGGCAGCCCTCACGCTCCGCCATGATCCGCGCCAGGGTTTTGTACAATCTTTCAACATTCAAGCCTTGCATGGTTCAAACCTCCGCCCGCATTATGCGGGCTTTTTCTGTCCCGGCTGATCTGCCGGGGTGGTGGCGTTGGCGGTACAGTTGGCGCGGGCTACCATGTAGCCCAGGACAAACTGCTGCGCCTCGTAGGACAGGCGGGAAAAGTCCCGCACCGTGGCTTGCACGATTTCGCGCTTGTTCATTCGTTGCTCCTTTCGTTTTTGTCATACCAGCCCGCCATATTGCCGCCGCTGTCGCGGCAGGGCGTGGCGGTGCTGGGTAGGGTGGTAGGCGTGCGGCCCGTGTGCAGCGTGTACAACTGCATGGGCTGTGCGTTGTGTTCGTCTGGTTCGCCCCATGCGATCACATGGGCCAGCTTGAAATATTCCGGGCTTTCGCCTATGGCCGTGTAGGCGCGGCAGTCTGGGCGCTGGCCCCGGATCATGCCCAGATAGTCGTCGATAGCCAGATAGAGGCGCTGGCCGTCTGCCGTGATCGTGAGCCAGTCCGCCAGCTCCACGCCGTTCTCCAGCATATAGCCGGGCATGGTCCTGTCATTCTTCGCGCCGTGGGTGATTACGTAAAAAAGCACTGCAAACGTTGCGGGCTGTTCCTGCTGGAGTGCCGGAGCGCGCAGACACTGTGCAAAGTTCGTCATTTTGCCGCCTCCCGTTCCCGTGCGTATTCGCGGTAGTCGCCCCGGATCGTTTCGCGCCATGTGCGGCCCTTGTCGTCGCGGTGGGTGTGGTCAAAGATCACTGTTTCATAGATCGGGAACATATACAGCAGGTCGTCGCCTGCGACGCTTGCGTGCGTCTTTTCAATGACGGCGCGCGGCAGTTTCGGGATGTTGCGGAGGTAGCAGCGCATAGTCACGACGCCGCCCAGGAATACGTCAAACTCCATGATTAGGCGCGGCTGTTCCCAAAAGCGCTGGCCGTCCGTCACCATTCGGCACTCCCGCGTGTGCGTCATTGCCCAGGCCGTGCCGTCGTCTATTTCGGGGTCGATTCCTGCCGCGCGGCATTGCTTGGCCTTGTATTCCAGTTCTGTGATCTTTTTGTATTCTTCGTTCGTCATTTTGCCATATCCTCCTAAAATTCGTTACGCCAGCCAGACGGCGGCGCACATCAAAACCAGCAGCCACACAAGGCCGCGCAATTTCTGCAAAACCCACCATAGGGCCAGCCACGCTGCCGCATCAAGCGCCAGCAGCGCCAGCACGGTAAACAGGGCGCGCAGTGGTTTCTTCATTCGCTCGTTTCTCCTTTCTCCCAGCAGTAGCGGTAGCCGTCCGGCGCTATGCCTGGGCGTTTCTTGCCGCGTCGGTTGCAAGCGTCCGAAATTGTTTGACGGCTGCAAAACGCCGCGCGGGCGGCGGCGCGGGTGCTTTTGTAGATCGCCACAATCTCGTCCGTTTTGGGGTCTATTTTCAAAATGCTGCGGGCGTCTATGCTGCGGTTGTGCTTTTTGCCTATCTCGCTTTGTGTCATCGGTTGCAGGTTCCAGTAGGCCCAGTTGCTTTCTTGGCCGTCTTTGTGCAGCAGTCGCATATTTGAGGGCAGCCCCTTGAAATAGGTTGCGCGCAGGATCGCGGACGCGGGCTTGCAGATTGCGCGGCCCGCCGGGGTGGTGAGCTTATAATCCCGGTTTCTGCCGTGGCGTGTGCCTTGCAGCTGCACGTCTTTAGACTTCCACCGCCGCCAGATCGTGCCGTCTATGCGGATGTAGTAGCGCCCGCCAAAGCCCGGTATATCCATCTGTTGCGGGACGTCGGCGCGGGCTGTCTTGCCGCCGTCCATGTAGCTGTCACGCGCTGGCATATCAGCCCGCCGTCTTTTCCAGCGGACACTGCGCGCACACGTCGTCCAGCTCGTCCTGGTCTTTCAAAACGTGCGGGTTCATGCAGCGCTCGCAGAGCGTGGCGCGGTCTGCGTCGTCCAGCAGCTGGCGGCGTACCTTGTGCAGCATTACGGCAGCAGTGCGCAGTATGCCGCGATCTCTGGCCCGCTTGATTCTGGAGCCGTTCACAAGGTCTATCAGGTCACGCTCCATTCTTGCCAGTGCTGCGGCATCCGTGCTGGTGTTGCGCAACTCCTGCCGGGTCATATCCGCCAGCAGTATGTC